GAGGATTAAGCGCCCCGGAATCATTACCGACCTTGAGGGTTCCAAAAGATCCATACCAGTTGGCGTCATCCGTCGAGCTGTGACCTTCGATGCGCACGCCCTTAGTGAGCAAGATTGGAGAGAGCGTGTACTCTTCGGTCACTACCCCATCCACGCTCACGTTCTGGGCGTAGGGCTTGACCAGACCGGGCCGCGAGCCGATGCGCCCGCGGCCTTCGATCACGTCGTAAGCGCGGACGTTCAGTCCGTTTTCAAAGTAATAGGGTGCTTTGTGCTGATATCCAGCGGCGCGGTGCAGCCCGCCGACCGGTGCAACCAGCTCGATCTGTTCGTGAATCTGCTGCACACGGAGAACTCCGAACTAAGAGACGATCTTCGCGGCTTGCAAATCGTCGATCACGGCGGTGAGGCCTTGGCGCAAGTCAGCACCGTCAGCTTTCAAGGCATTCACAAAAGTGCGCAGCGCGGCCATTTCAGCGGCCGACGGCGGATCAGTGAACGCGCCGAGGTCCGCACCCACCGTCGCATTGGCGATCGTGCGGTCGGCGGTACTAAACGTCTGCGTGTAAGCCGGCGGAGATTCGACGCCCAAACCCAGACTTGCCGAGATCGACCGCACTGCGAGATCGACATTACCGAGGTCGAGGTTGACTCCGGCGGCCGACTGATCGTTCAGCAACTCCAACTTCTCAAACTCATTGTGTCCCATCGACATTGCTTATCTCCAAAGTCGCGCCCAAAGGGCAGTTCACTTAACGGTCAACTTACCAACCAAGCCGATTGCGATACGCGACCGGCTGAAAAATCGCTCCAAGGGTCGTACCCGAAAGCGTCGTCACCAGCACGCCGAAATACCTGTAGTTCGATCGACTGAGGTCCACCGTGAAGTAGGACGGGAAGTCGGCGATCGGGATTGCATCCGTCAACAGCCGCGGAGAAATCACCGGACGGTACGCCTGGTAATAGAGTGAGCCCGTCTCGATGATGTTTTCCGCCCCGAACTCGGTCGTCATCGTATAGGTGTCACACCCGCGATAGTCGGTGTTTCTATCAAACGCTTTTTTGATGCTGGCGTGGGCGTTTGCGCCGGCGTGCCAACCGGGCGCTGCGTTCGCCGCGTCCTCGCTCACGAAAGGCCCGTAGGCCAAAGTCATCACCGCAAGACGCTGGCCGGGTCCGCTCGCAGGCCATCCGTAGAGGTTGATCACCGGTCCGTTGGTATCAGCGGCCACGCCCCAGACCTGGCACCGAATCATCGAAAGCCGACCGACGTCCAGGAACTCGACCGTGTCTTCGTCAAAGCTGACGTCTTCCAGATTCTGAGACAGCTTCGCCGCGGTAATCGCTGTTTGGGCGATGCTCTGGGATTTCAGAAGCTGATACTGATACGGTCCCATTCCGAGATCGTCGGGATGCAAAATCTTCGCTGGTCCTGCTGCCATTGGGTACTCCTACTGGCAAATCCTACGGGTAACTCGCCTCGCCCACCAAATCGCGAACGCGCAATAATCGGCCTGTCTGCCGCGCACCGTCGGGCCGCATATAGCCCGCGATGAAGTTGTGATGCCGGGCCTTGTCGCGAGCGACCGCTACGCGGCACTTATCCCTGAACTCCCCCCAGTGCTCGCCCCTGCGGCCGCTCTTGGCCTCCTCGCAAATGGCCAAGACCGCTGAAAGCAACAAGTCGGCCATTTCGGGTCCGCCCCGGGGATACGGATTCGCCGTGGTCATTCCCTGGGGCTGCGCCATGTACGGAAGCGACACCTGGTAGTATTTGTTGGGCTCCGGGTAAGTCACCAATTCCTGCTGCTGCTCCGCAGTGCCATCACTGGTCACCCAGCGGATGGAAGCATAGCGGGGATAGCTCAGCGAAGTGTCCGCCGCCCGCATCCGGGTGAGATACTTCTCGTTGATAAGCTGGACATCGTCGATCCAGTTCTCGGTCACGAACGGAATGGTCGAACTCTCCGGAGACTCAAAATCCGTCGGAAGCCGGAAGACGCCATCCGAAGCAATGGAGAAGGTTCTCGGAGTCGCAAACGCCGTCGCGGGCGTCACCGTAACCACCGTGCTGCTGGTGTATCCGCTGATGGTGCGATTGCCCTCTGTGGTCACGGCGATCACCTTACCCACCATCGTCTCATAGAAGGGTGTGCCGCCCGCGGCCGTCAGCGTGCCGGAAGTCTGCGTCACGGTCACGGCAGCATCGACGGCCACGTCGGACCAGAGATCCAACAGGCCCGGATCCCGCAGGCACGACCAAACATGCGGAGGATCGACCGGCGGATGAAGCCAGAGTGTGCGTTCCGCACGCAACACCAGCCGGTCGATTTCCGCTTGTTCAGCAGTGTCCAGATCAGCATACGCGGTCCACGAGGCGTTGATCTCCGCGCTCGCCGCGAGCTGATAGTCGGTCAACTGTAAACCCAGGCCCGCGACTGCCATCGGTTACTCATCCAGGCCGGCAGACTTCCGCCAATGGGTCATATACCGGCCTTGCCGGCACCGCCGGCATGCGCGCCTGCGTAGTCGCCTGCGTCATCACCGCCGGGGCTTCCAATGGAACTTTCAGGTCCAGGCATCGCGCCCACCACAGCGGAATGTGATCAACGGGAACCCCGTTCACCGCATTGCAATGCTGGTAGAGCAGCTCCACCTGACGCCAGAAGGATTCCATCTGGGGGCTGAATGTTCCCTGAAACCCCGTGATGTTCCGCAGGCATGTGTCAACGTAGCCGCGCATTCAAAACTCCCTAAGAAACTCCCATTAGCCGATCGCTTCCTTGTCGGCCGCGATCAGCGGATCCATCGCAATGCGAACATGACTGGCGATAAACTGCGCCCCACCGGTAACCGCCGAACCATTCTTGGCCGCGAAGCACACGGCCAACGGCCGCGTGGTGGCGTCATTGCTGAACGGGAACGTGCTCGCAGCCATTTGGGCCGCGGTGACAAACGTGTTCTGGCGTACTTCACCAGTGCCGGAATCGAACCAAATGGAGATTCGCTCGGCAGGATCGGCCAGCGGGTCGTAATCCAACCCGCACTTATACCAGGTGTTGGCCACGATCGTCCCTACCGTGAAAAGGTTCTGCACAGTGGATCCGTTCTCTAGGTAAGTGAACTGCAACGTCGCAGCCGACGCTTGGAGCGTGCGAAAACCCACGAAGTCCATCGTGGAGAGCAAAGCGCTGCTATCCGCCGCCAAAAATCCCGTTTGCGGCGCCACGCCGGTGAAGCCGAACGCGAAGGCGATGTCGTTGTTCGCAACGCTGCTCACCCGAAAGCGCGTTTCAAAGCGCAGTCGAGCGACATGCGTGTACGGCCACGTGTCATTCTCGTCGGCGATGACGAAATGCCAGGGGAAGCTCGTGCCTCCACCGCCAACCAGCACCGCTTCGGCGTTGTCATCAGCCGAGGTCTGCAAAAGCAACCCCCCGCCCTGAATGTTCGCGCCCGTCACAGCCGTGGCCAGCGTCGTCGAGTTGTTCGACGTGAACGCACCGTAGCCGGAGAGGTCCGTGCTGGTGACGTTCTGAATGATTGACCCCATGTTCAAAAATTCATCATCGAAAGCGATTCCCCCAGTGCGAGCAATCGCAACCGGGTCATACCCATCCCAAAGTTTGCTCATGTAGTGACGGCCCGCGCCAAGCAGGCCACCGCCACTAAGGGCCGGTTGTACTCCGTAAGCCATCGTATTTCTCCAAAAACACCGTCAAAAACGGTGGGTCTTTTCTTAGATTCCGCCGTCCTTACGGCCCGTGGTCGTGTTCTGGGTGAACAACGCCATCGTCTTCATGTTCCACGCCCGAATATTCCAGGTCAGATACTTCGCCCGGGTCACCGTCATCGGCTGATTCGCCCCGCCCGTTTCCGTGGTCTCGTAGGGTGCAATCCCCTCAAGACAAAACGGACGGAGTTGCGACCAGTCAATCACCATGAATGGATGATTGGCGGTCACCAGCGCGGCGTCGATCGCGTTCAGCTTGGGGACGCCGGTGATCTGAACGCCGCGGATCATCGCTTTCCCGTCATAGTAGGCGAGGTCGGTCCCGATATTTTCGTTTTGGAGTCGGCAAGCATCGGCGGCCAGACGAGCGTCCGCCTGCGTGCAGTAAATCCCAAACCGCGTCGCGCCGTCCTTGAGCATCGAGTAGTCGACGGGCGATTCGAAATCAATTTCGTCGAACCCCGTGCGCATCTTGGTGAACAGGTCGCCATAGGTGACCGCCCCGTAGTTCTGATACCAGTGGGAATGGCGCGAACCGTACAGAGCTCGCGATACTCCACCAGGTCCGGCGGTCACCCAGATGGGATTGACGTTCACCCGTCCGCCCGTGCTGGTCGTGGTGAACGGCGCCGTGGCGTTGCTGGTGCCGCCATCCAAAGGCGTGTAGAGCCAATAGCCCCAGATCCCCATGACCGAACTGTCATCGCCCGCCAGCGGTCCGTTCCAAGTCTGGCCTTCGAGCTGCTCGAACCAGGAGACGTCCATCTCGAAGATTTTCTCTTTGACGTAGTTGAGAATCCGCGACGGAGAGCGGTTCATGGCCACTTCCCGCAGATCCCAACTGACGTGGCCGCGGGTGTGCCGCCACGGCAAATTGAACCTTACCTGGTTCAGCGTGGTGGCCGGCGCAATGGTGTCGAACAGACCCACCTGCTGCGCCGTGCCGGAATGATCGGTGGTCATGTTCCACTCGATCCCGTATCCGTCGGACACCATCACCTTCTCTTTGGTAAAGAGATTTCTGACGCCGACGTACTTGGTCAATCTCTCCGCGATCGATGCCTTCCGCTCGCGCTCGATGTGGCGCTGCGTGGTTTTCACCAGGCCGTCAATCTGATCGGCTTGAATCACTGCCATCGGTAACTCTCCAAACAAACCCGCTTACGCGGGGAATTTTCGTTTCAGTTTCTCAATTTCACACTAGGCGCTTCGCCGTTTACCGCCCCAAGAGTAAAACAAATCCGGGAACTCGTTCACAAGCGCTGCCTTCGCGGCTTCGTCCCCCTGAATGGGGGCCTCAGTCTCCCGGGAACTGCGTGTCGGCCGCAGGCCGACCCCGCCCTTCTGGCGTTGCAAATTCTTGGCGACGCGGTTGCGAGCACCTCGTTCCGCCAACTCCGGCCAAACAGCATAACGGGCTTGTTCCTGCCATCGATCGATATCACCGTAGCTCGGTTCCTTGCCCGTCAGAGTCCGGTAGCCTGCTGCCTGTAGCAGCACATACTCCCGGAGTTTGACAACCTCGGCGTGTTGTTTGGTGCCAGGTTTGGCGTATGACTCCGTGGGGACGCCGAGAAGTTCCTGATACTCTTCACCCCAGGACGCCACTTTTTCATCGAACATCTGAGCGATCTTCGCTTCTTTTTCCTGGCGACTTTCGGAAGCGGCTTGCTCGTGTTCGGATTTAAGCTGGTCAAGTTCGTCGCGCAGCGCAAGTTTCTCCTTGGCTTCACGCTCAAGGGCCTTCTGCGCATAGCTCAGAGTTTTTTCGACGCTGGCCCTCAGTTTCGGGTCGATGTCTTCCTCGAACTCCAATGTCGGCGGGGCCAGCGTGTCGTCTTCTTCTGTTTTGGCTTTCCCCTTTTGTTCGTCCTTGGGCGAACTATCCAGCCCACGCTCCGTGCGTCGCAGATGTATCTCGGCCATCAGAGAGCGCGCATTGGGATATTGCGCCGCCTCGTCGGGACCGATCCCGTTGGCCGAAGCCAGGTAAATCAACCGCGCGTCGTGCTGAATGGGTTTTGCGGCGGTAGGCTTGGCGGTTTGCCCGTCATCGCCGCTGCGTTCGTCAGTCTCTTCGCCCTCAGTCTGCTTCCGGAATCTACCCTTCTCGTCGCGTTCGGTACGGGCCTCCGGCCGGTCTTCGGGCGGCGGCGCGAGAATGTCGGCGATCTCCAGAAGAACATCCTTCGCGGCCTCATCGGAATCACTTTGCACGGCCGTGGACGGCTTCTGCAAGCGCTGCATCATCCGCGCCGCGTTGCCCGTCGGCGGCGGCTTGCCGTCCGCGCCGATCACCCCCGTTGCTGATTCATTCACGGGAGCGACTGCCGTCGCTGTTGCTGTAGCTGTCCCAGAGTCGCCGTCACCGCTGCTCAACAGAAAATCCAAATCGCTCATGGTTTTTCCCGCCTATGCCATTCTATATTTGCCGATGTTCGCTCGATCGAATCCAGCGCCGGGCTGACCAAAGCCCTGTCCGATCGACCGCGGCAATGTCGTTGCCGCCGGCGGCCCCGGTCGGGGTGTTGGAGCGCGAACCGGCGCAGGCTTGGCGTAGTTGCCGCGAACCGGGGCCGATCCGCCAGCTAGGAAGTTCCGCAGCGCCGCCCGACGGACCGGATCGGTCTCGTTCGCCAGATCGGCGGTGAGTGCCGCTATCGGATCGGTAATGGGCGCAGTCGCCGACGTGGACGGTAAATTCGACGTACCGTACGGCTGACCGAAGACGTTGGTTCTGAACCCCTGGGCGTTTCGAGGTTGGTTCGCCGTCGCACCCGGAAACAACGGCCTGCCTTGGAAGCTTGCCGTGGCCAATGGATTGAGCAGACCCCAGAGGTTCATACCGCCCTGTTGCTGCTGTGGCTGCACATTGCCAAACCCGCTTCCAAACCCCTGCGGAAACAGCATGTTCAGATACGGCGTGTACCAGTTGGCCATTGTTTACTCCCTACGGGCGCAGGCCCCGAGCTTGCAGACAACGCTCCAAATCTCGCCCCACCAAACAGGCGGGCTCGTAGCCGAGTCCGTCGCGTGTGCGGCGGTGGCCAACGTGAATCCCGTGCTTCGTGTAGTGGGCGTCCATCTCTTTCACTTGACTCGCGCCGATCTCAAGGGCCGTGTGGCCGAGGCCCCGAAGATACTCGCCGGCTTTGCGACGATGCGTCGAGGACTTCACCGGCGGTTCAGTCAACACGGTTTTCTGTCCAACATGACGGTGCGGCAAACCGACCAAACACAGCCTGCAAAATTTCGTCTCATGCTCCGTCACGGCAAAATCTCAAAGCGGGGCCACGCAAATAAAAAGAGCCTCCTGAAGTCTCTGGCTCCAGGAAGCTCTCGAATATCCGCTACTTCGGTCGCGCTGGCCGGCGCTTAGGAAGTGGCCCCGTATTTTCTACTGAGCGATACGCAGACCGCTCTGTTTCTGTAGCCTTATTCTCCGAATCGACGGAGCCAAAACCTCCATCATGTCAGGGTAAGAGAACTCATCTCCCTTGATCCGATTACACGAAGCACAACAAGGATCTACCTACACTCTCACACGCTTAAACACCGTGTCAAGCCCCCCCGTTGTCGCCGACTCTGTCGGCGGGCGCCAACGCGCTCGCCAAACGGTTCTCGAAGGGCCGCATGGCGGCCTCCATCACCTTCTCTTCGGCTCTCTCGATCAGAACGCCTCGCGCCGAGGCCAAGGCCCCCTCAATCAGTTCCATCACCGCCTTCTGGCCGTTCTGGGTTTTGAGAAAATACTGCTGCGCAAGGGCTTTCACCACGTCCGCAACGATCGGCGTGACGGCTGAGATAAGAGCTTCCAGCGGAATGAGAGTCAGCAAGCTCTCCACCTTGGCGCGGGCCAACTCAGCCGCCGCCCGGCGGCTTTCGTCTTCCACGATTTCCCGCACCCGTTCGGGGTTGGCCTGCTTCTCGCCCCACTCGCGGACTTTGTTCGCGACTCCTTCCCGAAGCGCCTTGGCCGACGTCTCCCCGATTTTCATTCGCTCCGCGTAGACCCTCGCGGCAGCCGCGACGGCTGCTTCGCTGAGTGGGCCGCTCATCAGGCGCGAGCCAAACATTTGAGCCACGGCCTGCCGACCCATTTCCGGCATGGCCCGGTACAGCGCCATCGCCAAGGCGGGGTCAATGTCGATCGGTCCGTCTACGCGAAGTTCGGCCATAACTCACTCCTTTTGGTCGCCATGACAAAGGCAAGCAGAAATTCCTCTTCTTTTTTCGTCGACGGACGACCAATAATTTCCTCGGCCGCGCGCTTCATGGACAGACGTCGCGCCAACAGGTTTCGCTGATAATCTTTCGCGTCGAACTCTGGAAACATCTCTTACTCCAAATCCAGCTCGCGGGTCAGTTCCGAGTGGCCCGGCGGCTTTGGCTTAGGCGGTGTCGCATCCTTTCGCGGGCGAAGGGCCTCCATGGGAAAGCCGGGTACGCGGAAGGGAACCTCCTGCGCCGTTCTTTGCCGTTCAATCTCACGCCGGATAAACGGGACATCGAAGGGCCCCACCTGCTGCACAAACTGCGCTGCGCGCGAGTCCAATCCCTGCGTGTTGCTCGCCGCGAAATCCAACGCGAACTCCCCGTAGCCGCCACGGTCACGGGGTTGAATTTGCTCAAGAATGTCACGGCACTCGTAAACTCGGCCCTCCACCATGCCGTACACGCGGCGCACGACTTCCTGCGGGCCGCGCAGCATCAGGAGTTCGCGTTTGTCCAAATAGCCGTTAGCCCGCGTCTCGTTGGGCGCGTAGTCGTGCCATACGACGACACCAAAGCGAAACGGAGTTTCCATCGTGGGTTCAGAAACGCCGACATGGTAGCCCTCCAGTTTTTGCCACGAGAGATAACTGTCCGCGATCTGCTGGAGCGACTCGGCGGCAAACAAGTCTTCCACGACCAAATCTTTCGGGGACTCACCAGCCGGACGATTCCACTCGGCACGACCGACCGCGACCGTCGGACTTGTCATCACGCCGCCTCCATTCCCGCCAGGCTCTGCGCCAACGCGCCGCCGAGTTCCTGGGATGCGCCGCCGCGGTCTTGCCGTATGTTGGTGCGGGTGGTCACGGGAGATTGCTTGAAGGGCAAAGGGCCGGCAGCGCCGGCCAATTCCGCCTGCGACTTCGTCGAGTAAATCGCAATCTCGTTGATGATCGGCTCATCGACCAGTTCGGCGTAAGAGCGCATCAAAGCCTGCATGTCGTACTCGCCGCCTTGCGCCTGCCAGATCTGATAGCCCGGCACGGCCACCTGCGTCCACCACTGCATCACCGTTTGCAGGCGGTCCTCGGGGCTCTTATAGCGCATCGAGTAGACGTCCAAATCCACTTGGATCAGCATGGCGTCGATCTCGGTGCGTTGCTCGGGCGTAAGCGTCCGCCATAGGGTCTGCCCGTCGGGAAGAATTTCGGACATGTATTCGGTGGTCACTTCGTCGCGAAGCTCGTTGTGTACGATCGCTTCACAGGCGCCGTTCACCGCCTCGTTCTTTTTGGCCTCCATGTGGGAAATCATTCCGCTGGCGGCTTTGGCGAGCTGCACGCCCTGCGTGGCCGTCGGCGCGCTCACGCCCAGACCGGCGATTTCATTGATATTGCCGCCCAGCCAGTTGTAGAGGTCTTTCAGCACCGGCACCATCATCATCGTGGCTCGGTCGGGGCCGTTGACGGGGACCATTTCGAAGGTGCCGCCGCTGTCCGAATAGACCGCCTGGCCGTCCGTGGACTCCATGATCGTTTCAAGTTCGGCGCGGGAGCTGCCGGTCTGAATCCTCGCGATGGTCTTCGCGGCGTCGGTCTGCTTGATGGTCTTGCTCAGCGCTCTGTTCGACGCTTCGATGAGATTGTGCAGCATACAGAGTGGGCTAAGGCCCACCACGTGGTTCGGCACATCGAGAAAATCGATGAAGTGCAAAAGGCCGTTGCGGTGCCCGTCCCACGGCTGGTTGTAAATCTCCAGGTCGGAGTTGCCCTCGACGGGGAAGATTTTCACTCTATTCTGGCAGCGATCATAGATTTCCCATAGCGCCACCGTTTCCCGATACGGTTGGTCCTTGTCGTCTTCCTCGAAGAACAATCGGTCATCGTCGGCCATGCGCCAGCCGGACATTCCACGGAGGGTGTCTTCGGACACGCCCTGAAACATCGGATTGGCCAGGGCGTCTTCGATGGGAACATAGACGCGATGCCCGATGAAATCGCAGTTCCAGATGGAAGTGCCGCGGGTATCGAACACGAAGTCCGACCAATCCACGTTCTCCACGACGGTCTTCAAGACCGACGCGTATTGGATACCGTCAGAGCCGGTGGACTCCCCGTTGGTTTCAGCATAGTCGCTCTGCTGATAGTCGCTCTGCTGATAGTCGCCTCCCGAATACCCGCCGTCAGTGCCATTCACCGGCACTCTTACCCATTCTTGGCAGACTTTCAGAATACCCGGCGAGTACATCAGGGCGTCGAGCACCCATCTTTGCTGCTTGAAACCGAACCGCTCTTCTTTCATCACCCGGGTCGCCTGGCGGCCCACCAGTTCCATGCGCGGCTTCCAGGATCCGACGTCGGTGGAGACCCTCAGCCTGGGTTGGTGGGCCGCGAGAAACTGCAAGAGTGCCCTCGCATAAAGGGCATGGCCGTTCAAGGGAATCTGTGTGCCGCCCATCGGTGACAACCCGTGGGTGTCGCCAACATAGGCGCGCCAGATTTTCTCGCGGGCCGATCGGTGACGATCCAATCGCCGCCACGCGGCCTGCACTTTTTCGGAGAGCTTGATTTTGGTGTGAATGGAGTAGGCCATCAGAGAAACTCACGAGGCGACAACGGCGTGCCGTGAAAACGCAGGCCATTGGTAATGTCCATCGATTGCGTCTTTCGCTCGAACGTACATCCCAACGCCTCTTCATTCATGCACGCCTCTTTGCGCAATCTCATGTAGCCGACGAACGGAATAGGCACGGCGTCACTCAGCACATGGGAATCGTAGGCGATATCCAAGCGATGCTCGACGCACAAGCCTTCGATAATCTCCATGTGCTCAGGCGTCATCAGATTATCGCCACAGTGTTGCCGCCTCCCGGCGTCGTTTTTTCTGCGCCCACGCCACGCTCAGGACCGGGGCCGCGGGCTCTATGCTTCGTTCCCCGCTGCGTTCACGCAAGTCCTTCGCCGCCCACAGCATCAGGATGGTGCCGATCACCGCGTCCCCGTGGTTGGTCCGGCCCTCGCTGGGATCCAGCGAAGCTCGGCAACGGCCATGTTCGGCCGCGCCGTCCGCGGTGTATTTGTACTGCTCCATTTCGCGGTAGGTCTCGAAGCACGGCTCCTGGTACCAGCCCCTTTCCAGGCATTGTTTGTGGTAATTGAACACATTCACGCGGCTCCCGGCGAGTTTTCCGTCCGCCAGCCGGTAGGTCTGCATCTGGAACCCCAGTCTGGACCCGCCGGCGTTTTCGCCCCAGTAGGGGTGCGGGTAGCCGTGTTCCCTGACCAACGTCTGGCCCATCATATCGCCCGGTCCGTTCAGTTCCCAGATCGTGTAAGCGGGGAGCTGTCCGCTGACGCGGCCGCCCATGCCCGGCGGCCAGGGGAAACACCAGCCGAGAGCGCACACAATTCGCGCGAAGAGATGGGGCAGCAGGCCGTGCGTCTTATACTCGGCGATTTTCTTTAATTTTTGATCTTCGACGCGGCCCACCGCCCACACTGAGTTCGACGCTCCGCGGCCTTCCTCGTCGCGTGACCCGCTGGCCACGTCGATGCCCGCCACGTAGATTCCCGGCGTCCAACGCACCGTCCCGGTGCGACTGAACTCTTCGCGGTCCCACCATTCCCAGCATTTGAAATAGCCTTGAGGCGAAGCCTCAAGACTGCCCACGGTCGGCCGTTTCGAGTCCGGGGAAAGTTTCACATTGCCGCGCCAGAGCGGCTCGCGGATCTCCTCGCGAACGCGATCCAGCAGCGTCTCATAGAAGCTGCCGCCGACGCCCTCATAGCTCAGCAGGATCTCCTGAGCGAAGAGTGCGTCGTTGTCGTCGGCTTTTCGCGTGGCGTCCATCCACGGCGACCACAGCGCCCCCTTGGGGAGCGTCACCGGCCCGACGGCCAGGGACTCCGTGAGTTCGTAGGCCCCCACGGTTTTCGCGGGGTCATCCGACCACTGCACGGTGAACACCGGCAGTGAGCCGGAGGCCCGCAGCGACGCGAATTTATTGTCCCGTCCGTTGGGAGTGCTCACCACGCGACGAAGACGGCAGGTCTTCGTGGTCGACGACCAAATCTTTTCGCCCATGCCCGCCTGTCCGCGGTCGGTGTGGGCGAACTCATCGAGCAGCATCCACGCGAAGCGCCCGGCGCGTCCGAAGTTCTCGTGGGTGGGACTCCCCAGAAACGTGCCAAAACCAGGCACTCCGAGCCTGATTTTCCCCGAACCCGACGTGCGGAACTTCTTCGCGGGATTGGGATACGGCTTGAAGTACCCCGCCGGCATGAACCATTCAGGCAGGTTCGCCAGATAGTAATCCAACTTCCAAAAGAGAGACCGGGAGCTCCCCGTCGCATCCACGTCGCTTTCCACCCGCGAGCCGATCAGGCACGTCGCCCCCCGAGTGAACCGCGCGATCTGCAATCCTTCCGCCAGGTTCAGCCAGGACCAGCCGACTTCGCGCGGCTTTTCGGCGAGGGTGTCGCCTCTCACGACGCCCGACTTGTCCGCCTCGGCGTCACGCCGCGTGCGGGCCAGAAGCTCGCAGTATTCATCCTGCCTGGGCCAAGTGACGAACGGCAGATCGGCGGGAATCGGACTTTCCTGCTTGATCCACAGCAGAGAATTGATCAAAAACAGCAGATCCGCAGCGCAGGCTTCCAAAATCAAACCGCGGTCGCCGTCCTCGTCGGCGTCGCCCACGGCCCTCAGCCACTCGCGAAATTCGGCGTTTTCAGCCGGTCCCTTCGGGACCAGCGGGTAGTAGGGAAACAGAGACTTGCTATCGATGTTCGCCCCGCGGGCACGAATCAATTCGCCTAAAGTGTCAGGCAGTGTCACTAGTAATTTTCTCGCGCTGCGCCGATTCGACCAGCTCTTTCAGCGTCGGCGGGGCCGGCTTCGCCCGCTTCTTCTTCGGCCACGGAAACACGTCCGGACCGTATAGCACTCCGAGAACGTAGTTCTCCGTGTTGGCCAATCTGCCTCTGCCCTCGCCACGCGCAGCGCGGTAAATCTCCTTCTTCGCCGCGGCCATCACCGTACGCCCGAGCTTCTGCGCGTGCAACCGCGCCAAGGCGTCGATCACCCGCTCGCCGTGCGGCATCACGCGAACAGGATCGGAAAAAGTGATCCAGCTCATCACTACCCACTCAGACGCACGCTGAAACCCTCGATGAACTTCAAGCTCGACGGCCATTTCCCAAACAGCCACGCCTCCGCATCCTCGGGATCCTCCACCACCCCGCGATTCACACTTCGGTAAACGTCCGTCCCTGCCTTCATTGCCGGATCCGCCGGGTTGCCATCGTAGCAAAAATACACCGTCGCCAACTCATGCCCGGCACCCACCGGCAAAAACTTCGCAACCACCGCCCGACCGTTCCGAGCGTTCACCACGCCGCCATCGCGCAACCGACGAAATTCCGGAAGACCATCGTCCTCGTCGCCCTCTGACTTCGGAACCGAGACCGCCAACGCCCGCTTCTCCGCGAACTCTTCCGCTGAGTGACACCCGTCCTCGTCCGCAATGAACTCAAAACCGTCGTATGCCTGAAATCCGTCGCCAGCCTTCATCACCACATCATCGGTATCCCACTAAAAAAAAGTCAATCAAAACCAGAGAAATGTTAAAATGAGTGTTAATCTGCCACTCACCACAAAATACCACTAGTCTATACAATAGTTCAATGAAACACTACACCACCACTAGCTACTACACGCGCGTGCGCGCGCGAAAGCCAAAAACTGTTAAAATAGGTAATTTCACGCCCACTTTGAGCGGGATATTGACTCCCTTAACACAAAACCGCCGCTCGAAAGACAAAAACGCTGCTCACAAAAAAAACTCTTGTGCAAACGCAGTATAAAACAAGCCTATATGGCCGGGAGGGGGCTAACGCTCCTAGGGGCGGTCGATTGTGGACCGGTTTGGGTTCCAAAGCTGGGTCGCAGCGGGTCCCATATTGGCCGTCGATCATAAACCCTTGTGAATGCAGCACTTGCAATCAACGTCTCATAATGGATATTCTGTTGCGGTGGCTATGCTTGATTATGTAGAGTACGAATTGACTAACTGATGGGAAGGACCGATAACAATAATGTGAGCGCAGCCCGCCGACGGCGTGCCCGTCGTCACCATTTATCGCCCTTCGTCGCCCTCTGCCCCCACCCCTTGCCTATCACCTTGCGATCTTGGCGAGCAATTGAGCTCTATCCAACTCACGTAAAGACCTTATCGCGTGCAGGTGCGCGCGTGCGCTCGCGCGTGCGCGCGCGTAGCAAGGTCAATCCAGCTTGTCAAGCGTATGGAAAGGGCCTTGAGATTATGAGCACTCCAAGGCCCTGAGAGACTAACCTTTGAGTTTACGGAGGATTCGGCGATACTCCAGCCAATCGCGCAACCGCCGAATCAATGCCTGGACCACGTTTCACCTTCGTCGTGAGAATGAACACCTGAGCCTACGGTGACCGCGTGTCGACCGATCGGCCAGCGGCTTGCTCAGCTCGGGCAATGGCGAGGCGGAGAGGCCAACTGTTGTCAGCCAACAGCCGCCGGTACGCGCACAGATCGGTCAGCCCGCCGCGCTGGGTAGCATCCCACCCGCGGAAGGCGATACTCCCCGTCGCGCGGTCGATAACCAACGCAACAGATCCGCCCTCGAGGGACTGCGCGAGTCTATCCAGCGCCGCTTTGGTCTGCCGTTGCCACTCGGGAGTTTGCGGCACGCTGTCACACGGCATCACCCACCACCGCCCTTCGCACCCCGTAAACGCCCCCGCAATGCCCCTACCAGCCCCGCCACGACACGCAGCGAGACTAACCACGCCACAGCACCACCCAGGATCACCCAGACGCTCCCGGGGTTTTCGTGCAGCCCGCAATGCAGTAAGAATCTCATGCCACCAGCTCCAATTCCGCCCCAATGGTCGCCGTAGGCGACGTCGGCTCAGACTCGGAAAGATCGACACCCCGCGCCGCCACGGGAACACCACCCGCCGGCAGCCCATCGGTAGGCCCGCCGTCCGTATCCCCGTCCAAATCCAGGAACGCAAAGCGCAAATCATCTATGGGCTTGGTGCTGATCTCGGTGAGAACCGTATCCAACACCGCCTGCCCCCGCTCGTCGATCTGCCGCACCATCGCCCGCGCAACCTGGCGGGCAGCGTGGACCGCCCTGTTGACCTTGTCGGCCTGTTGGGAATCGAGCATTCGCCCCAATTGCTTCGCCCGCGACGCGGCGGCCCGAATGTCCTCCACGTTACACGCCTTGATGCCCGCCTTGAGATCCGTCACCAAATCCCGCAGGTCGGAGAAAATAGCCCTTACGGCTTGCTTGTCGTCGCGGGCAATGAGACCCCGCAAAACGAACAAATCCACCCGTGTGAAGCGCGCACCCGCATTGTGCAGGGAGCACAAATCCAACGCCTCAGAGAGACGCGCTTCCAACAGCTCGCCGTCAGATTCCGGGCAGAGCAAGCCGAACGGCGTATGGACACAGACGCCCGCCACGAACCCGCGCGCTTTGCTACGCGTCTCACTGGCCCGTTTTAATTCGCTCGCGTCGTCAATGTGCTTGACGGTCTCCCATTTTTCATCGACGCGCTCACCGTCCCGCTCGGTTCCCAGGTCCGTAGTCTGATACCGGACCCCGCCCACGAGGCGCGTCTTCAACGACACCAACCAACCAGGCTTGATCGTAAAAATCTCATTCACCGCACACACTCACTTTCCGCCGTATTTTACGGCTATTCCCGCGTCGGGGAAAATCTATTTCGAATCTCTCCCGGCCGCCATCAACTCGGCCTCGTGAATCGATACGGTCCGGCTATGCATTAGCGACGGCCCGCGCCATGTCTCTATGATGACCATCCCGCCGCACATGATATGATGCGCGATTTGGTCACCGTGAGTCAGCGTATCGCAGGCAGACTGCGCACGGTTTAGTGCCGCTGCCCGACCCGCTCTGCTCCGTTCAATCTGTTGTGTCTCGGTCATTTTCTCTCGTTTCTGCCGCTATTGCGGCCGTCCATTTTCAAATATCCAAACTGCGCCCGTCGCCCGCCGCGACGAACTCGCCCACGCTTGCTAACCTACAACGCCCCTTAGACCATTCCCGAAGCTTGGTGACTCGTTCAGAACTCGATACCGACATCGGCACCACCGTTGCGGCCGCCGCCAGTAGATCGGCAGTTGTAATCCCACGCTCCCCGTCGGCGAACGCCGCAAATAGTGCCTCCGGCACCAACGCCGCGATCTCCGCGCCCGAGTACCCATCGGTCACCGCCGACACGGCAGACACATCGACTCCGTCGACGCTGCGCCCGAACTGCGCTAACGCCGTCCGCAGGACGGCTTCCCGCTCTATCCCCGTCGGCAAATCAACGAAAAACATTTCGTCAAACCGTCCCTTGCGGATGAGCTCTGCGGGAAGTAACTCCACTTGGTTCGCGGTAGCGACCACAAAAACCGGCGCTTTCCGGTCTTGCAACCAGGTTAAGACCGCCCCCAGCGCATCGGCGCTTACACCGCCGTCAGCAGCGCCCGACACGGCACCGCCAAGCGCTTTCTCCAATTCGTCCAACCAGAGCACACAGGGCGCCACGGTCTCCGCCACGGAGAGCGCCTTACGGATATTCGCTTCGCTCTCCCCG